CTTGCTGGTAGTTGATATATGCCAGACGGATCGATGATATGTCTTAGAAAAGTTGTCAGACTGTTAGATAAAAAATTTTTTGATTTGTTAACTATAATTCCAAGTTTATCAGTGTAGTCATATATTTTATTTAAATCTTCTTCTCTGAAATTCGGTAAACTAACAGACATATCATCACCCATCACTAATAAATTCCTATAATCTGTATTCGTTTCTATAAATGTTTTCTTCCAAATATAGTAGTTACACAACGATCCAATTAATGACGTTATTCTCCATCCTGATAATAATCCACCATTGTAAATGTGATTCATATTTGTTATTTGGTCATCGTGAACTATAGTGTTATCCAATACTCTTAGCGTTGCCTCTAGATAATTCATAATAATTTTTACTCTTTTATCATCTGAATCGTTTGCAACTATTCTTTTAACAATTGATGTAAGAATATTTTTTATTAATGATTTTGGTATGTATCTATCAAAAGTCTTTTGATCTGCAGGAAATTGTGGTACCTTATGTTGTACATCATTTAATATAGTGTAAAAAACTTTTGATTTGTTTTGGTCAGTCATAAACGGGTAAACATGTGTGTCGTTGATTAGTGCATCTTTTATATAATGATAGAGTGGTGACATTGCTATATGACTATTCATACCACAGTTAATAAATAATCTTGCTTTAGTTGGTTCTTTTTTAATCATTACCTCAGCTGTATCATTTTTAATTTTACTTGGATCAATTTTTTCAATAAAGTCTTTTTCGTTTAGACACGAAAAATATTGTGTCTTTGATACTCTAACTTTTTTTAAAACAGATTTTTCTATATGACCATTCCATTTTGTTTTTGATGCAGCACCCGATGAAAAGAAAGCTTCTGGTCCAAAGTATTTATTATTGTTATCTGATAATTGACCAGTCAAATCTAAATCGTTTAAGTAGCTATCATCGAAATTTTTAGCCAAGTAGCTTTCTTCTTTTGATTTTATCCATTCTTGTAATTCTAGTCCAGATGGATAGTTTTCTTTTATATTTCTTGTCATTCCAAATAATCTATCTATTCCAAAGAGAGTGTAGATTTTTGCTTCGTATAAATACTTCATTTCATCATCAATAAAATTACCAAGTTTTTTCTTTGTGTTTTCAATATTTATTTTACTCCAATCTATTTTAAGATTCATTCTTGGTAATAGCAATTTGAAATTAATTTCAACATTTTTACTTGTCGCAAGCTCAGTTTTTGATGGTAGTGTGTAATCTATATCATAATCATTATATATAAATAAATTCTTAATAATGTAATAGCCAATTTTATAATGTAATATATTATTTGCATATAAGTCCTCTTCTGATAAATTTGTTTCAGAAGATGATAAACGTTTTGGTAGAGTACCACTATCGTCAAGATCAGGCAAATCTTGCAATAGGAAATTAAATAATTGCCTATTCTGAGTTTTATACTCTCTAACAAATACATTTTTAAAAAAAACCTTATATGAAAATATTTCAACTACAATATATGTTGGTTCTTCCTGGTTAAAAGTATTTTCAGTTTTGGTTATTTCTATTTTTTTTGTATCAATGATTTCTGTCTGTCTTGTTGGTGATACTAATTTATTATTTAAATCATCATTATTAACTTTACGCCAGGGTAATAGTTCTTTAATATAATTAAAAAATTGTGGTTTTGATCTAGTGTTATATTTGTCATCAATGATTTGTGTTAGATTTGGTTGATTCATAGACTCAACCATATTAGATGTATTTAAATTACTCAAGAAAAAATTTGTTTTCATTCAATTTTTCAGCTCCTTTTGGAATCTCAATTTGTGTCAATACATTGATTTGTTTTAGTTGGCTACTCAGTAATCTGTTCAATTCATTTATAGCTAATCCCGCTAATGATGTTATCAATATTCTTGGTTGTTGTGTTTTTGAGTTTATAAATCCAGATCTTGATAAGTACTCCATATCATCAGTATTCGTCACAGAATTTGCAAGTGTCCAAATACCTGCAGTTCCAGGTATTAGTTGTCTTGCACGAACAGGTACTAGTGAGAAACCTTTATTACTGGCATCAACATTTGTCTCACTAACCACAAATTGTTGTAGAATTCTTCTCCATGATTTGTATCCTAAAACAACATTCCTTAATAACGAT